AGCAGAGGTTCGGTCTGAACTAGACCTGAGCTTCGCAAAGCTAGAGCGAATGGTGATGGATTCCATCGCTGCCTCTAGTGACCGGGTGACTGTTCACCAAGCCATCAAGCATCTCGTGGTAGCAGGTAACGCCCTGCTGTTCATGGGTAAGGATGGTCTAAAGCACTTCCCCTTGAACCGCTACGTTGTTAACCGTGACGGTAACGGGAACCTGCTAGAGATCGTCACCAAAGAGTTGATTGATCGCAAGCTACTTGAGATCCCTGATGTTATCCCTAATGCACCTGGGGATGACGGAGATAAAGAAGGTACAAAAGACAACGACGTTGAGGTCTACACCTACGTCCGACTAGAGAACGGTCGGTGGGTATGGCACCAGGAAGTGTTCGACAAGATCATTCCGGGAAGCAGAAGTACCGCACCTAAGAACTCTAACCCGTGGCTTGTCCTCCGATTCAACACCGTTGACGGTGAAGACTATGGTCGTGGTCGTGTTGAAGAATTCCTTGGAGACTTACGTGCTCTGGAGTCCCTCAGTCAGGCACTGATTGAAGGCACAGCAGCAGCTGCCAAGGTGATCTTCACGGTATCACCCAGTAGTACTACCAAACCACAGACCATTGCCCAAGCTGGCAACGGTGCAATTGTGCAAGGTAGACCTGATGACATTGCAGTCATCCAGGTAGGTAAGACAGCTGACTTCAGGACAGCACAAGAGATGGTTGCACAGCTGACTCAACGGATCAGCCAAGCCTTCCTTGTCTTGAATGTCAGGCACAGTGAGCGGACCACTGCAGAAGAAGTCCGCATGACTCAGATGGAACTGGAGCAACAGCTCGGTGGTCTCTTCAGTCTTCTGACTGTTGAGTTCCTTGTTCCTTATCTGAACCGCAAGCTGATGGTCCTGCAACGGGACGGTGAGCTACCCAAGATTCCTAAGGATCTGGTTAAGCCAACCATCGTTGCTGGTATCAATGCACTTGGTCGTGGTCAGGACCGTGAGTCTCTGACTGCATTCATCGGAACCATTGCACAAACAATGGGACCCGAAGCAATGATGAAGTACATCAACCCGGAAGAAGCAATCAAGCGTCTCGCTGCTGCTCAGGGTATCGATGTCTTGAACTTGGTGAAGACCTCAGAGCAGCTACAGCAAGAGCAACAGGAAGGAATGCAGAAACAGATGCAGCAATCCCTGGTTGATCAGGCTGGACAGCTAGCTAGTGCACCAGTTGCGGACCCCTCAAAGAACCCACAAGTAATGGAGATGTTAGGTGGAGCCAACCAAAGCCAGCCGCCCGTCGAAGGTGAGGCAGAAGCCCCTCCCGCCGGTTGATAAACCGGAAACTATTCCCGAAAACAAATACGCAAGGAAGCGTCGCATTGGTCCTCCCAAAGGGAAGGATGCAGTGACGACTGTTGGCCTTGGAAAACTAGAAGTAATCACCACCTATGGCAAACACACTGACGTATGACCCCACTGAATTGCCCGAAGGCGAACTGTCTGCCGAAGAGCAAGAGTCACTACAGGTTGGTGAGCAGCTAGCACAAGAACAAGAACAGCTGCTTGCTGGTAAGTACCGCAACGCTGAGGAACTTGAAGCTGCTTACATCAACCTGCAGAAGAAGCTCGGTAGCAATGAGCCTGACAGCGATGAGGTAGAGGTCGATGAGACTGAAGACCGAGAAGAGTATGAGTCCACTCCCGGTACTGAACTGATCCGTAATGCTTCGGATGAGTACTACAACAACAACGGTCAACTCTCCGAAGAAACTCTCAGCAAGTTCAGTGAGATGTCAAGCCGTGACCTGGTGGAAGCCTACATGGCTCTCCAGGCACAGCAACCTCAGCAAGAACAAGCAGAGGTAGCAGACCTTTCCCAATCAGAAGTCAATGTCATACAGAATTCTGTTGGCGGTGAGGCTGCTTACAACAACCTCGTCTCCTGGGCAGCAGACAACCTCCCTCCCGATTACGTCCAAGCCTTCGATTCGGTGGTGGAGTCTGGCAACGTACAAGCTATCCAGATTGCTGTCGCCGGTCTCCGCTCTGAGTACGAGAGTGCTGTTGGCTATGAAGGACGGATGCTTACTGGAAAGGCAGCAACTACGCAAGATGTATTCCGATCTCAAGCAGAAGTTGTGAGGGCAATGAATGACCCACGTTATGATTCCGATCCTGCTTATCGCCAAGACATTTTTGATAAGCTCGATCGCTCTAGCATCCAATACTGAGTTATGTCAGCAAGCATATGATGTAGAACTGGAGATCCTTAAGGCTGACTTCCTTCGGCCTAAGGATCAACAGACTCTCCTGCATCATGTGTACCAGACATATCCTGAGTGCTTTATTAAAACTGATACATGACTGTAACTGAAAACGAGTATAAACAACTCAACCTATTTGCTAACGAACCCCCTATTATTATGTCCGATCATCAATTCGGTGAGCCCCACAACGTAGTGGCTGAGCGGTGGAATGGCCGCTTCGCCATGGTTGGTTTTGTGGCAGGCGTCATCTCCTATGCCCTGACTGGGAACCTCTTCTTCGGGGTCCTGTGATCACAAGAGGCTCAGCTCCTGGCGAGTAGTGCTGGGCCTCATACAAGTGTAGATGGAAATAGAAAAGTTCCTTGCTATACCCTAATGATACCCCTTCTAACTACACTGTCAGTGCTCACTAGTTGGTACGGACCAGGCTTCCATGGGAACCTGACGGCCAACGGTGAACGATACAATCAGTACGGCCTTACTGCTGCGCACAAGACACTCCCGTTCAATACCAAACTTGAGGTTTGTTATGAACGCTGTGCTGTTGTACGGGTCAACGATCGTGGTCCCTACATTCCTGGTAGAGGATTGGATTTAAGTAAAGGTGCGGCTGATGCTATCGGTCTCACTCACACTGGTGTTGGAACTGTAAAAGTTACCAGACTCAATTAATGACTACTGCTATTGCAGCAAGACAATCGAATAACCCATGGGATCAATTTACTGACTGGGTAACCAGTACTAATAACCGTCTTTATGTTGGGTGGTTCGGCACGCTCATGATCCCCACGCTGCTTGCCGCCACCATCTGCTTCATCATTGCTTTTGTTGCAGCCCCTCCTGTTGACATCGATGGAATCCGTGAACCTGTCGCAGGTTCCCTTATGTATGGAAACAACATCATATCGGGAGCCGTCGTTCCGAGCAGCAATGCCATCGGACTACACTTCTACCCAATTTGGGAAGCTAATTCACTTGATGAATGGCTCTACAATGGGGGTCCATTCCAACTCGTTGTCTTCCACTTCCTCATTGGCATCTATGCTTACATGGGACGAGAGTGGGAACTTAGCTATCGACTAGGGATGAGGCCCTGGATCTTTGTTGCTTACTCGGCACCTGTTGCCGCAGCTTCTGCAGTCTTCCTCGTCTACCCCTTTGGTCAAGGCTCTTTCTCTGACGCAATGCCCCTCGGCATTAGCGGTACCTTCAACTATATGTTGGTCTTCCAAGCCGAGCACAACATTCTCATGCATCCTTTCCATATGCTGGGAGTCGCTGGTGTATTTGGTGGTTCTCTGTTTAGTGCTATGCACGGCAGTCTCGTTACATCTTCGCTTATTCGTGAAACGACTGAAGACATTAGCCAGAACTATGGCTACAAGTTTGGACAAGAGGAAGAGACCTATAACATTGTTGCTGCTCACGGTTACTTTGGTCGGCTTATCTTCCAATACGCCTCTTTTAATAATTCCAGGAGTCTTCATTTCTTTCTGGCTGCCTGGCCTGTTGTTGGAATCTGGTTCGCAGCGCTAGGTGTTAGCACCATGGCGTTCAACCTGAATGGATTTAACTTCAACCAATCCCTGCTGGCAGCCGATGGGCAGGTGGTAAACACCTGGGCTGACATCCTTAACCGAGCCAACCTTGGCTTCGAGGTGATGCATGAGCGTAATGCTCACAACTTCCCCTTGGATCTGGCAGCTAACAACATTGTTCCCATCGCTTTGAAAGCCCCTGCTATTGGTTAACCATGGCTTCTCGTTACATCTATGAACCGAAGACCTCCTCTGTGACCATCGACTATGTGGTCGGTACCACTGGAGATCCTTTCTTTCGTACTGCCTACCCTGACCCCTACAATAAGGCTGGCTCTCTTGCTGAGTGCAAGAAGCTGAGCCCTAAGGGTGCAGAGAAGGTAGCGACCTGATCCGTTAAGCGGACTGGGAGGTGCAAGTCCTCCCTCAGGTATCGGCATTGAGCCGCCTACGGGCGATACCTCTTTGCCAAAGGCCTTTGGTAAGAGCCTCAAATTTTTACCGAAAAAAATTTAAAGCATATGCGCTCCATTGAATGGGCCGCTGGTCTATTCGAAGGTGAAGGTTGCATCTCGTTAGATGGACAACTTGTACTGCAGATGGCTGACTACGATGTAGTCTCCGAGTTCCTACAAACAATAGGTGCGGGCAGTATCCGAGTACAGAACCTAGCCTCTCGTCCTAGCTACAAAGGTAAAGCTCCTTTTGCTTTCCGCTGGACGTTGAGGAAAAAGAAAGAGGTTCGTAAAGTACTATCTAACTTACTTCCTTACTTCGGTAACCGACGAGCCTACAAAGCTCTAAACATTCTAGACGATTTAGAGTTAGCTTCTTAAACTCTTTATCTTTAATCATGACTACTTGGTCTCCCAACCCCGGCGTTGCACCTAACACTACTA